AAAACTCACTCCCATTGCTTCGCGCACGTGCTAGAGAGTTGTCGCGAAATAATGATTATGTTAAAAAATTTGAATCAATGGTTAAAAAAAATGTGATTGGAACAAGTGGCATCACGTTACAAGTAAGAGCCAAAGACCCAAACGGAACGCTTGACACAAAAGCAAACAGCACGATTGAAAATGCTTTTTATAAATGGGGCAAAAAGGGGAATTGTGACGTTACATGTAAGCATTCATGGAGAGACGTTCAAAATCTCATTATGGCATCAGTTGCAAGAGACGGTGAGGTGCTAGTTAGATTTAGATTTGATAAGAAAAAAGGGTTACAGCTTCAACTTATTGAAGCAGATATGCTTGATGATGCATACAATGACGTAAACAAAAACATCTCAATGGGGATAGAGTATAACGAAGATGGAAAACCCATCGCGTATCATATTTTGAGATTTCATCCTCTATCACTCAAAACATCCACAATGGGCAACCAAAGAGACAGAATAAGCGCAGATGAAATTTTACATCTTTTTATCAGCGATAGAATCTCACAAGGACGAGGCGTTACATGGTATCGCACATCCATGACACGCTTAAAAATGTTAGAAGGATACGAAGAAGCAGAACTCACAGCAGCACGAGTTGCTGCCGCAAAGATGGGATTTTACAAGAAGCCAGCAGGCGAAGAATATGTTGGCGATGGAAATGAAAATGGAACGCCACTCACAAGCGCAGAGCCAGGTGAGTTTGAAATACTCAATGAGGGGTGGGATTTTGTGCCCTATGACCCACAGCACCCAACAACGGCATTTAGTATGTTTGTCAAATCAACACTCAGAGGTATTGCATCAGGCCTTGATGTATCGTATAACTACTTAGCGGGTGATTTGGAGGGCGTAAATTACTCTTCTATTCGCGCTGGCGTCTTAGATGAGCGGGACACATGGAAATCAATCCAACAATGGCTTATAGAATCTTTGCACGATAAGGTGTATGAAAAGTGGCTTGAATATGCACTTTTAACTAAATCTATTCCTTTTCCTATGGAAAAATACGACAAATTTAATGCCGCATCATGGCAACCAAGAGGATGGGCATGGGTAGATCCACTCAAAGACGTACAAGCATCCATTATGTCAATCAATGCAGGCCTTAAAACATCCGCACAAATCGTTGCAGAAGATGGACTTGATATTGAGGACAATTATATTCAACTCCAATACGAGCAAGAATTGCGCAAAAAATACAATATTAAAACAGAATTAGAACTCAAACAGGAGGCAATCGATGCCCAACAGCCAACAGAATAGAGATTTTAACGCGCTATTTGAAACGCGCACATTTGACAGAAGAGCCGTAGTTCAAAGAGAATTAATCAACCAAGAATCACGCACTATCCCTTTTGTGATGGTGTCAAGAGATAACGCAGGAGAGCGTTACGATTGGTGGGAAGATGAGGTTTTTATCGAAGAATTAGACCCAAAGGGGGCTGATTTTTCAGGGCTTAGAACGCTTTTTAAAGACCATCATCTCAGTGTTGATACGGCTATTGGACGTGTTGAGAATGCGCGAATGGAAAATGGAGAGATTAAATGCGATGTCATCTTTGGAACGGATGAAGATAGCGACAAGGTGTTTAGAAAGTTTAGCGAGGGAATTTTAAGCGATGTATCTATTGGTTATCGCGTCAATGACCACGTTAAAACTGAACGACAGAATGAGCCAACGCATATATTGGTTACACGCTTTCAAATATTGGAACTCTCTGCGGTATGGAGAGGTTTTGACAGAGGTGCGACCGTAGGGCGAGAGGCTGAAATTATCCCACAAAAAGAGGAAGTTATTATGGAAGAAGAAGTAAAAACAATCGAAACTCCTGTTATTGCAGACGAGTCAATGGTATTAGGTGAGCGCAAGAGGACGGCTGAAATCTTAGACGTGGCAAAGCGTTTTAGTTTTGATGGTACAGAAGCTATCAGACAGGGAATGAGTGCAGACCAATTTAGATCAAAAGTGATGGATGAACTTGAAAAAAGACAAAAGGAGACTAAAGTGAGTGGATTACCAACCGAAGAAATCGGATTAACAGACAAAGAAAAAGACCAGTATTCATTAGTAAGAGCGTTACGTGATGCGGCAAGTGGCAAAAGAGATACGTATGAGTTTAGAGTCGGTGAAGCAGCGGCAAAAGCTCACGGCATTGAAGCAAGAGGGCTTTATGTTCCAACAGATTTGATGATGCGTACCATGTCAGTCGTTGATACTGGCAACGGTGGCAATACCGTAGCGACAAACATCCTAGCAGGAAGCTTTATTGACTTATTACGCGCGCAATCAGTGGTAATGGGCATATCTACGCACCTTGATGGCTTGGTTGGAAATGTACAAATTCCACGACAAACAGGCGCAACAACATCCTACAAGCCTGCTGAAAAAGTGGCACTTACTCAAAGTGATATCACAACAGATTTCATCAGTCTATCTCCACAAAGATACGGTGCAAGCGTTCCTGTAACAAAGCAACTATTAATGCAGTCATCTTTGGCGGTAGAGGGATTGATTAGAAGTGATATTGTGAAACAAATCGCGCTTAAAATAGAGTTGGATGTTATCAGTGACATCTTGTCACAAGTTACTAACGTAGTGGCCCTTGGAACAAACGGAGCAGCACCTACTAATAAAGCAATGATTGATATGGAAACACTCGTTACCGATGCAAATGCAGCAATGGGCAATTTAAAATATCTAGTTAATGCAAAAGGTAGAGGCAAGCTAAAATCAACTGAAAAAGTAACAGGCTATCCAAAATACATCATGGAAGATGACATGATTAATGGATATGGCGCGTTGCTAAGTACGTTGCTTCCTTCTAACCTCGTCAAGGGAACATCAGGATCTACATGTTCAGCAGTTGTTTTTGGTAACTTTGATGATGTTATCATCGGTACATGGGGCGGACTTGATATTGTAGTTGATATTTACACACAAGCAAAAGAAGGCATTATCAACATAACAGCAGACCAGTTCGCAGACTATGATTTGCGTCATATCCAAAGCTTTGCAACCATTAAAGATATGCTGACCGTATGATGAGTGACGTTGAAGCATTATTGGCATCAGCCATTGGAGAAGATTGTACGAGGAGGGCGTTAAAGCGCTCATCCTCTCGTCCAACACAGCCGTCAATGAAGCTTCAATCATTATTCATAACGGCACATCGTATGGTGTTGTTTCTATTGACGATGATTTGTTTGGAGAGAGAAAAGTTATTTTAGGGGATGTATTGTGAGATATTTTAGCAATGAAACAGACGCAAGAGTGGTAATAGCAGACATTATACGTCCTATATATGGCAATGCGCATCTTTTTATTGCAGATCGTAACGCAATAAATATAGGGCTAAGAGATGTGACGTTTGTGGCGCGCGTTAAAAAAGACGACACAAAAGCAAATGCGTTAATTAATGCATTCTTTACGACACAGCTCTCACAGTCAGAACGACTAGAATGGCAAGGATCAAAGATAGATTTTCTAAACGATGAAGAGACAGAGTACATCATGATAAAGGCGGTAATTGAAAATGGCTAAAACGTATGTTTTTAAAAATGAAAATAGCACGCTTATTATGGGTGACAAAACTCTTAAAAGTGGTGATGAAATTACACTCAAAAAAGAGGATGAGATTGCCATTGCTGATAAATGTGTTTATTTAGAGGAGAAAAAAGATGGCAAATCAACAGACGCTTAAAAATATCGTGCTATTTAAGCAAGGTAGCTTACCAACAGCAACAGAGGTCATCACGCTTGACGGATTGGTATTTGTCAATCCAAAAGTAGCTGGTGGAGAATATGAGGACATCGGAAATGGACAGCTTGGAAACAAAAAATCTTTCGTTGATCCAAACAATGTTACAGCGGAATTTGATATACCCGTTATTGGCAGAGGCGGTGGAGCGGCAGGAACAGCCCCTAAATTTGCAGAACTCTTAAAGTCATGCGGGCTTTCAGAAACAATAACAGCATCAACAAAAGTAGAGTATAAGCCAGGTGGGTCACTATCTCCGTCCCAATCCAAAGTGTTTACGGATGGTTATTCTAGGGCAATTACAGGAATCATCTGCGATATGTCAATCAGTGGAAAAGTTGGAGACTTAACACGATTCAAGTTTTCAGCCAAAGGTTACACCACGGCAAATTCAAGCGCAGAAGCAAATCCAGCCGTCACACTTGATACAGCAAATGCTCCAGTTGTATCAACAGCGAGTATTTTCACCTTAGCAGGTGGGACGATAAATATCTCAGAGTTTGAGTTTATGCTAGGAAATATTATTCAATCGAACTATGCTATTGCTCAAAAAGAATTTTATCTTGAAAACTTTGATGCATCCATTCGTATTAAAGCAATCAAAACAAAAGGAAATGAGGCGCACTGGGATGATTTGTTAGCGGGCAATGTGAAAGCAATCGTTATCACCGTTGGTGCAACGGCAGGGCAGATTATACAGATTGATATTCCTTATGCAAAGCCAAAAGAGGTATCAGAATCAGACCAATCAGGCATTGTTGTTTACGATCAAACATTTAGATGTCAATCTAGCGCAGGAAATGATAACTTTACACTTACATTTAAGTAACTTTGGGGGTTAGCCTTCCCCCTCAAAAAGGCACATCATAAAAAGGCACATTATGAAAAACATTTTTTATCACGATATCACTATAAGCTTGTATGGAAAAGAGTTTAAGCTAGTAGTGAAAGATAGCTTATTGCCAAAAGAGCAAAACAAAATAGACGCAAAACTTAAAGATAAATTTGAGACCATTAAAGAATCAAAGCGATTATATCAAAAGCTATCAAGGCTTAATGAGCGATTTGAGCTTGAAAAGGCACTTAACGAAAACAAAAACGCATTAGATACACATCTTAAAATAACAGAGCTTGAAAAAGAGATGGAATTAATGCTCCCAAAATTAAAACAAGCCAACGAAGAAATAGAAGCAACACTCAAAGAGAAACTCATGCTCTTAATTGATGGAGATGATAAAGATATTTTATTTGATTTTGCAGACTTAGAAGAAATACCTTACAAAGAAATTGCAGACGAAATAGCTATTGTGCTGAAAGAGGAAAAAGAAAAAAAGTAGCAAGGCTTCTTAGATTCGCAAAAGAGTACTCAAAAGGGCAAAGCTTTATTGATTTAGGCGAACATGTCGATGAGGTAGATTGCGATTATATAATGAAGCCAAATTCAGATTACGAAATAGCACTGATTCAATGCTTCTTTTTATCTTTAAGGTCAGGATTTAATAATTTTGATTGTGAGTATGCCGTAGTACGTGATTTTTCCAAAAAATACTCACTTGATGTCATAGAATTATTTACAATAATTAAATCTATGATTGGAGAGCTAAATCGTGGCAGAAAATAAAGAGCTTAAAGTCTCAATATCTTCAAACCTTGACGCCACAGGCTTCAATCAAGCACAATCAAAAATAAAAGACCTATCTTCTAACACAGACAAGCTATCAGCCTCGTTTAAAACATTTGCAGGCGTAGCGGCATCACTTGGTGCAGTTGCACTCTTTAAAGACCAAATAACAAAAACACTAGATTTTGCAGACTCGCTTAACAAGCTTTCACAAAAGACAGGTATAACAGCTGATGGACTTTACGCACTTAGCGCAGCAGCAGAATTGAGCGACATTGATTTTACATCGCTTGAAGGATCATTGTCTAAGTTTAGCAAGGGCATTGGCGAAGCATCAATGGGAACAGGAAACGCAAAAAACGCATTTGAAAGACTAGGCGTTTCTATTAAAAACCAAGATGGAACACTCAAAGACAGCTACGCAATACTTGTTGAACTTTCCGATAAATTCAAAGACATGCCAGACGGAGCAAGTAAAGCTACAACAGCAATGGAACTATTTGGAAAGAGTGGCGCAAATGGACGAGGAAACAGCAAAAGCAGCAGAAGAGTTCAAAGATAGCTTAACATCCATGAATCGTGCAATGAATATAATTTTTGTAAAAACGGTAAAAGAATTATCGCCAACATTTACAGTGCTTGCAAATGATTTTTTAGATCTTGCAGACAATAGCGATGAGCTTGGTGATTCACTATCTAACAAACTAGCAGTAGCAATGAAGGGTGTCGTAAAATGGGGATATGGCATCACGTCTGTTTTTGATATTTCAGGAGATGCGCTATCTAACTTTGGAAAATCAATAGGCGCATTGCTTGCATTTGACGAAACAGGAACGCAGCAGTATTTTGAAAAAATAGGCACTGACTTTGGAAAAGGTATAGATAAATGGGGAAAACTTATTAACGACCTTGACAAGGCAGAAGAAAACTATGCACAAAACAAAGAAAAAAGACAAAAGAAAAGTGGAAATAAGTTTGATTTTGGATTAACAGACTCAGGCGCAGAAAGAGAAAAAGCAAAAAAACAAGCAACAGAATATGCAAAAGCCTATAAAGACATCAGCGACTCACTAGCTAAAACATCAATGGACGACTACGATTATGGCGTTTATCTCATTAATCAAAAAGTGGAAGAGTATAGAAAATCAGGCGTTAAAGAATTAGAAATAGCCCAATACGTCACAAACGCAAAAATGGAGCTAGGAATCAAACAGCTCCAAACAGAAACAAAAGAATACGAAAAAGCACAACAAGAGAAAAAACAAGCTATCGAACACGAACTCAAAATGCTTGAAGAGCAATACCGAATACAATCAAGACAAGTAAGCTTATTGGACGATGAAATGGAAAAAGAGCCAGAACTTAAAGCATTGTATGAAATGGAACTCGACTACGAAGATCAGCTATTGTCTAAAACACTTGAAAACTATACCCTGCATGGGCAAGTAATTAGAAGTTTAACAGACGATTTAGAGAGTGGTTTTGAAGGCTTCTTTGATTACGCAAGTGATGGTTTTTTAGATTTTGGAAATCTTGCTAAAAATATATTGCATGAAGTGTATATGGAGATACTTAGAGTTGCTATTATAAAGCCTTTGGTTGGAGGATTAACTAATATGGCAATGGGCGCATTTACCGCTAATGCACAAGGCGGTGTGTACGACTCCCCATCTCTTAGCTCATACTCCAATCAAGTCGTGTCATCTCCAACACTATTTGCTTTTGCAAGTGGTGGTGTTCCAAATATGGGCGTTTTTGGTGAAGCAGGAAGCGAAGCGATTATGCCATTAACGCGAACGACTGGCGGTGATTTGGGCGTTAAAGCGGTTGGTGGTGTGCAAAATATGAAGATAGAAATCATCAACCAAACCTCACAAGGCGTAGAAGTGTCAAGTGCTACACAACGCATGGACACAGACGGCATGGTTTTGTCTATCGTGATTGATGGAATCAATAAAAACAAAT